TATTGCTAATTACTTATCAAATTACAGAATGATTAACGATTATATTTCTGTTGAAAGTGCTAATGTTATTGATTTAAGCACAAATGTTGATGTTGTTTTAGATGCAAGCCAAAATCAAGGAACAATCGTTACACAAATTATAGACATAATAACACAATATTTTTCACCGGCTAATAGACAAATGGGTGAAAATGTATATATTTCTGAAATTAGAAAACGAATCCAAAATTTAGATGGTGTTATTAGTATATCTGATGTACAATTCTTTAATAAAGTTGGTGGTCAGTACTCGTCATCACAAACATCACAAAGATATGTTGACCCAGCAACAAGACAAATAGAATTAATTGCCGATACCATATTTGCAGAACCAACCCAAATGTACCAAATTAGGTTCCCAAATAAGGATATTAATGTAAGAGTTCTTAACTTTAAGGGTATTAACTTTTCTTGATAATTTATTTTTTTTATAAAAGGATTATTTTTTGAAAATAGGAAATAAACTATTTATCAAAAAAGAAGAAATTTAATGCCAAAATCATATAGAATAAGAACCCAGGTTGGGGTCGACAAATCAGTTAAAATTAATCTGGACCAAGATTTTGACCAAATTAACATACTTTCTCTTAAAATATTACAGAGTGAGGTTTATAGCAGACAATGTTCTGACTATGGTGTTATTGTTGGTCGTGTATTTGTTAATGGTGGTTTTGGATTACCAAATGCAAGGGTTTCTATTTTCATACCGTTACAACCAGAAGATGAAAATAACCCTGTAATAACTGAATTATACCCTTACCAAAGTTTATCTGATGTAAGTGACGACGGTTATAGATATAATCTATTACCTAAACTACCTTCATATGAAGGTCACGCAGCAACTGGAACTTTTCCAACAAAAGAAGAAGTTTTATTAGACCAATCTTATATTGAGGTATACGACAAATATTATAAGTTCACAACTAAAACAAATGAAAGTGGTGACTATATGATTTTTGGGATTCCTTTAGGAACCCAGACTGTATTTTTGGACGTTGATTTGTCGGATATTGGTTGTTTTTCACTAACACCACAAGACTTAATCCAGAATGGAATTGCCACAGAAAATCAAGTTGATGGAAATACATTTAAGTCTTCTACAAATTTAAATGAACTTCCACAGATAAAAACATTAAATAAAATTATTGATATTTCACCATTATGGGGTGATACAGACGTTTGCCAATTAGGTATTACAAGAGTTGACTTTGATTTAAGTGAAGCAAATATAAGTATTGAACCAAAAGCAGTCTTTCTTGGTTCTATAATATCAACAACTGATGACGATGCGTTAAGAGTAAGTTGTAAACCAAAAAATAATACAGGAAATCTTTGTGAATTAATTGCAGGGCCAGGACAAATATTATCAATAAGACAAACAATAAATGTTGACCAGTTAGGACTTCCAATACTTGAAGAATTTAAATTACCAAATGACGGAAAAGTAATAGATGGTGATGGTTCATATTTGGTTAATTTACCAATGAACTTAGATTATGTTTATACAAATGAATTTGGTGAATCTGCAATTTCAAATGACCCAAAAGTTGGTATTCCAACAAAAGCAAGATATAGGTTTAAATTTAAGTGGGAAAACGAAGGTGGACTACAAAACGAGTTTCAAAGAGCAAACTTTTTTGTTCCAAATGTAAAAGAACACGGATGGACAGCATCAACATACAATAGTGATCCACTTAAAAACGGTACTGTACAATTAATTACCGGAACAATACAACCCGGACAAGGAACAAATATTATATTTGGTCCACTTGGAAATAGTGGTTTAGTTTTTAAAGAAGTTGTAAACGTATCAAGTTATTCTGTTGAAGTAGGACCAAGTATTGGTGGACCTTGGACACCATATTATGGTGACACACAAGTGATATCAACACAAACACCAAATGATTTTATAAATGTAACTTTGGTTCCAGAGGACCCAAATCAACCATCAGACATTGTTTATAAGTTTTTTAATCAAGAATATTTTGATTTACTAAAATCATATTCATTTAGTTTAGATTGGGACGACTACGCAGATTCACAAGCAGCAATAAATTGTGAAGATACTTTTTATGAATTTCACTATAATAAAGTATATACTACAGCAATGTTTCTTGATCGTTATAAAAGAGGTCTTGGAAGAGCAAAACATTTAGGGATAAAAGAAATTGATAGTAGAACTTGTAAGTCTGAAACAAACACATTTCCAGTAAATGATATTGTAAGGAATTTTGATTTCTTATTTTTTGTTTTTAATCTTTTTCTTTCAATATTAACACCTCTTGTTTTTATACCATTATTGTTTATCGCACATTTAATTGCGTTTATATGGCCAGTACTTAAATACTTGTTAGTATTTTTGGGTGGATACATAACATATCTTGGTGTTGATTCGGCAATTGATTTATATTACTACATAGCATCAATAGGTGATGCAAACTTAGGTGGTCCAGTAATTTCTGTTGCAACAATTTTACAAATTATAAAACAAGGTGTGAAAGTCATATTTATGGTTGCAGCCGGACTTGCTTTTATTGCTTTTACTTTAAAATATTTGATAAATATTGATAACTTCCCAAGACTTGGGTTACCAATGTTATCATATCCAGACTGTTCATCTTGTGACTGTGAATGTGGTAATGCTGATTTTTCAGAAGCAAATAATATAACTGAGTCTAGTGTTAATCAAGGAATATCTGATGCTCAATCACAAGTTGACGGTTCAAATTTACCAGAAGGAATACCAACAACAGCAATAACGGATAATTCTTTTATTGCACCAATTAATCTACCATCTTCATACCCAACACTCTCACATCCAAACGTAAGTCAAAATGACCCACAAGATGAACCAACTGGTGGGTTTTACTATTATAATGGTCTTAGTTGTACAGTCCCACCATTTAATTGTAATTCATCGTTAGCTTGGAATATACCCTTTTGTGGCCACAAATCCTTAAGTTATTCAATCGGAGAACAATGGATAGACACAAATGTTATTATTGCCGCAACTCTTGGGTATCAAAGATTATTAAGCGGTAGTGAATCACTTGATGTTGGAAATGATTATTATGGTGTTCCAGATAAAACATTTCTACATGCACCAAATCATTTCTTATTATCGGCACAAGAATATAGTGGCAACGCTTGGAGATTTTTTGCAAAACCATATACAGAAACATATTCACAAAAATTAAATGAATTTAATTTAAGACAAAAGTATTTTGACGGTGTAAACCAAATTGAAGCTACCTTTAACACAACAAGCACAAACAATCAAAATACAAAACATAATGACCAAGTATTGGTAATACTAGCAAAAGCTGGAACTGCAAGTCAAATCGGTAACGGTAAATTATTTACATTCCAAGACGGAGTAATTTCATTATGTAATCCAAATTTAAGTGGTGCTACTTTTCACGATGGTAATAATTTTGGTGAAAATCAATTTGGAAATAATGCCGTTACCGGTTTTACATCAACTGGTATTAGTATTACAAATTTAAGTTATGCAAACCCAACAACACCAACCAACTCCCAATCAGTACAATATGAACTATTCTATTCTGGTGAAAGTGAAAATTATTTACAGTACAACATAGATTTAGAATACTTCCAGTTAATTTCCGGATATACATACAATCAATTTAATTCACTTGCAAGTTTTACAAACGCAAATTACTTCCCAAGTAAATATCTAAAACACGATGCTGTTTTTGTTTATCAAAACGGTAATTGTAATTTAACACAAGCACCACCACCAGCAAATAATTACCAGTATTCTACTTTTAACAACATTGTTGAAGATATTCCCCAATTTGGTAATTTAGAAGTTTTAATCATTACTAGAGGTGTTGACCCACATTCACCAAAACAAAAAAATAAATACGATTTATCTAAAATTTTTGGTAAATCATTTGGACAAGGACCAATTGTTGAGGGTGAATATTATTTGAACATACCAATACAAGCAACAGGTGTTAAACCGATATCACACTTAATAACACAAAATGATTTACCATCTAATAATTTATTTTTTGAACCGTTTAATTTTAGAATTGGTGAAACTTATATTGTAAGTGGTGTTACTTGTAACGAATTTACTGGTTTTACGTCAACTTTACCTTTTTATTATTTATGTCCAGATGAGTCAATAGCTAGTGGTTACAAACCATCACCATTGGCGACTTTCCAAACAATATCTTTGTTAAGTCCAAACCAAGATGTAATACTAAGCAATTCAACCGGGAGAGCATTGGTTTTACCAACAATATTTGACGCAACAAATACACCAAATCACGTAACTTTATTACAATCTACTTTAAATTATTATTTTGCTGGTGGTTCTTTTACGGCATCTAATTCATCTGCCGGTTGGATATATCAAGCTATGACTCAAACTTTTCCTAATAATAACGACCAATATTCTGTAGGACTTACAAAATATGCAGTATATTCACCTGCTTACTATA